ACTCAACCCAACGACGGCAGAACATTGGATTTACAGACGCTTTTTTGACGGCGGTCTTATTATGGGCGTGACTTACATACACACCACGTATTTAGATAATCTAAAAAATCTTTCAAAATCGTTCATTGAAAAGGCCGAGAGAGTAAGGGAACTGAACCCAAAAGTTTATGAACACAGGTATTTAGGGGCTTGGATTGACCGACCAGAAAACGCAATATTTCAGCAGTGGACTATTGGCGATTTTGATTTTTCGCTGCCTTTGCAATGTTACGGACAAGACTTCGGATTTTCCAACGACCCAACAACGCTCATCAGAATAGCCGTTGAAAAACGACAAAGGAAAATATATCTACATGAGTGTTACTATCAGAAATACCTTACCACATCGCAAATAGCACAGCTCAACCGAGAGTTTGCGGGCAATCAAACAATTGTTGCTGACTGCTCCGAGCCTCGACTTATTAGCGAGCTGCAAGCCCAAGGCCTTAAAATGGTTAAGAGTAATGCAGAATCTAAACAGAGAGTGGCTGGGGCTTTAAAAATAATGCAAGACTATGAGATAATAGTTACACAAGAGAGCCTAAATTTGCAGAAGGAACTGCGCAATTATGTATGGCTTGTAAATGAAATACCTATCGACGACTATAACCACGCAATCGACGCAGCTAAGTATGCTTTCTTTTTCCTTGTCGGAAGAGGTTCTGGGGTGTATTCAGTAATATAAAAAACAGCAATATGAAAAAATCATGGAATGAAGTAAGCTTAAAAGAGTTTCAGGCGATAACGGCGATTTTGACAAGCGAGGCACCTGAATATGAAAAAATGATAAAAATAATTTCGTTGCTAACGGGCAAAAGTGTTGAAGCTATCGAATCAATGCCGTTTCCAGTTGTAACGTTGTTGATTAAGGACGTTTCTTTTGTTTTTGGCGAAATTCCAAAGACAAAACCAAAGGACGTTTACGAAATTGGGGGCAAAAAATTTATTTTCCGGCGAAATGTTGGCCTTATGAGCTTGCGAAGCTACATAGATGCAATTTCAATGTTCGATAACCTCGAAGCGAATATGCACAATATTTTAACAACAGTCCTACTCCCAGCCGAAAGGAAAAAAACATTTTGGGGCGAGAAATACGTTGCTCTCCCTTACGGAGAGGTGGACGTGTTCGAGGTTGCCAAACATATCCACGAAAACATTAGTATCGTGGATACAAAAGCCATTGCAGATTTTTTTTTGAAATCATCAAACTATACCATGAGAACCTTAATTCTCAAAATACGTTGGCAGATACAGAAAGAGATAGTCAAGTTATTCTTTCGGACGCTCCGAAATCGTTCAACCTATATCCGTGGTTACTCAGCGTTACGAGAATTAGACAAGAAATTGGAGGAACTGTTTCTGACGTATTCTCGATGACAGTTAACGAATATTACAATTGGGCTACGTTCGTGCGTGAGAAAATAGAAGAGGAAACTGAAAAACTGTTGAAAAACAATGCATTTAAAAAACCTTGAAAAAATATTAACTGAATATGGTCAGACTGTTGTGGACGATTATAAGGCCGCACTTAAAGAGCGTGGCTATAAAATTGCTGAAACAGTTACAACAACTGTTGATATAGCAGGAACGACGTACTATGTAATTATAAACCTTGCCGAATACTGGAAGTATATCGAACACGGACGCAGGGCAGGGGCAAAGATGCCACCTGAGAAGCCAATAATCGAATGGATAAGACGAAAGGGAATCGAACCACGTGACAAACGGCTTAAAGAAAAACAATTTACTTTCATTATTCGAAAGAGTATTTCGGAAAAAGGAATCGCCCCAAAACCTTTCCTTGCTGAATCGCTGAAAAAAAATCGTAATATTGTAGATGAAATCGAAACAGCGTTCAAAGTCGATATTTATGAGAATTTGGCAAACGAATTAAAAATATAATAATATGGCAAACAAAATAACACCTCCCCCATTGATACCACGCAATTCCCCGTGTTTGTGTTCTTCGGATTATAATTCCGGAATAAACCCCGTAACCGTTAAGGTTGGCACTGACGCCGTTGAAGATGCTTATTTTTCGGGGATTGTATATAAGAAGCCAGGGGAGACGTATGTAGGGTTGGATTTAGGACGTTATGTTAAAGATGCTATAAGTATTGAAGAAGTCAGACCACAAGACAATAGTTTTATATCTCAATTTTTTTGTCGGCCTTATCGTGTGCGAATGTATAACCATTTAGACGCCAACATTTTCGACTTTTCTGGGCGTATCTTTGCGGCCTCACTCTCTGCCGATGATATGCAACGACTATACAACGGCGAGAAGGTTGGTAGGTTCCGAATCGCATTACAACAAGATACTACGTTTAATAATTCTTCTCAATACGATATACTATTGCATAATCGCATCTATACCTACAATCGTCTAAGTGAAAAACTAACAACATCACGTTGGAACAAGGCAATAGTTGGCGCACCTGTTGGCATAAGTCTATTTAACGCAACCGAAACGGATATAGATATTTTGGCCGAAGTCCTCTATTTTAATGATAACCAAATAAAGACTGTGGCAGAAAGGCAGGATTTAGAATTTGCGGAAGATAAATTGTTTGCATTCAACTCATCGTATCGTTTACAACAATACACAAATTACAGATATTCGGCGTTTGTAATAAGGCTAACGAATCTTTGGGGAAACGTTGACCGTGCCGTATTTATCGAGCGCGTTATTCCAGCGTTTGGCAATGCTTATATGGTTTATTACATCAACAGTTTGGGCGGAATCGATTGGGTTGTGATGTTAGGTAGAAACTACAAACGCAACATCAGCAGCCGAAAGACGTACCAACGCCCAGAAGTGGAGTATAGAAGTAATCAATTTCAGTACGGTCTCGATAGACACCGCACAGTACAATATTCGGGCGAATCAGTCGAAACTTATGAACTTAATACCGACATAGAGAGAGAAGAGGAATATCAATGGCTTTCCGAGCTGTTAGTGTCGCCAAAGGTTTGGGTTTGGGATTATCAAAGTAAACTTTTGCGTGCTGTTACCGTAAAAGATAACAACTTTGAATATAAGAATTATAGAAATAACAACATATTTAACTTTAAAATTCTGTTAGAATCAGACCACCCAAGCACGTACTAAATCATGAAAGTCGAAATATACATCGAAGGGCAGCTTTTGGAGCTTGACGAATCAGTAATCATTAACCAGATTATCCAAGCAACTGATATTTACGATCCCGCAAAATTACGTGTTGACTTCACCCGCACCGTTTCAGTACCCAACACGCAAAACAATAACCTACTGTTTGGTTCTATTTTTTCCGTTAACCGTGTCGTTGGTTCAGGGACGCCAAACAAGGGGGTGCAATTCAACCAGTACAAGCGCGCCAACTTTCTAATGTATGTTAACGATAGATTATTTACCGATGGCTATTGCCGACTAGATAACGTTGTTTTTCAGAACGATAACGTTTTCCGTTATGAGCTTACTTTTTTTGGCGGTTTAGCGACGTTTTTCAGAGATTTGGGCGATATAATGCTTTCTGAACTATTAAGTAGTGGCACTCCATACTCTTCGAAAATTGCACTTTCAGCTGCGTCGATGAGTAATCTATGGAGCGCACGACTGTTTACTAACGGCAGCCGTGATACGCTTAACTATAATTCACTCTATAATGATGAGAATTTAACGACAAGACGGACTACAATAGACAACACGGGCGACCACCGAAATTTATACTTTGATTTGATAGACGCAGAAAATGGTCTCTATAATACCGGTACATTGATACAGTTTGCCAACGGCGAAAACGACGATAACATTAAGCAGCAAACAAAATACGCTTACCCAGTAACCGAACAACAGCTAGCAATTAAGACAAGCCACAAGCAGCGTTTGGGCTTCTACATTGATATGCTTCTATTTTGCATCGCAAAAAAAATGGGATACACAATAGAGCGGACACAATTCACAAGCACAAAAAACCCGTACTTTAATAAGTTAATGGTAACGGGTAAAATCATTTCCGAACACGTCGGGCAGGCCGTGAACGTTGTGGCGGAAGGGAATAATAGGGATATATTAGTTTCAGACGGTAACAATGATAAAATTTGGAACATATTTTTAAGACCATCAACAATAACATCAGATAATAATATTGTTCTTAACAATGGAAAAATAAGATTTTTGGACAATGAAGATCGTTGTTATACGAAACATTTTTTTACTTTTAATTTTGATAGCGAGCAAATTTGTTTTAAGCTTCAAGGCATATTTTACGGCGGCGAAAATAACGTTACCCCGTTTGTTGGCTCTACATCAAGCCAAGACAAGTGGCATATAAGAATAGGAATAGGTGGCACTTTATTTTATAACAACATCCTAATAGGTACATTCATAGCCGACACTATCTATTTGGTAGGTAAAGGAACAGTTTTCCCGTCGGAATTAATGGGCAAAACGCATTTTTATCACGAAATTATATCAGGCGGTGAATATGGAGACAATACAATCATTGTTTTAGTTGATGGTTCATGGATAACGCTCGATGAGCTTGTGTTTACAAGAGTTAAGGCCAAAATTTTAGAAACCGTTAAGCGTCCTTATTCATACATTGACGTTTTTCCAATAATATCATTTACCCAAAACAGAGCACCGTGGATATTATACAGATACCACAACGGAATAGATGAGGTTATAACATCAATCCCAGAAGCATTAGACCCCGACGCCTTCAACTTAGTCTTTGGCAATCCGAATTTCAAAATAACTATAAGCGAATACCGCACAATCGACAGCGACTCGGAAGTGTTTTTACATAATCTTCTGCCAGACGTGAAGGCGTCCGACTTTTTTCTATCTTATTGTAAGCTGTTTGGTTTATACCCAGAAATAGATAATGATAACAAGGTTATAAGACTGCTCAATCGCAATGAGTATTACACTAACCGAGTAACCGATGTAGATAATTATTTTTGCACCGATTTAGAACACAATTTGCTACCTTTGAGCTTCGACGGGCTGTTTATCAATCTCTCCTTGAAAGCAGGCCAAACGTACGACGCAAAACGGGTCAAAGAACAAACAGGAATTGAAAACGGGGCGTTGAAGATTAACACAGGAATAGAATTTAACAAAGACACTTACGAATATTTCAAGGACACCGTTTTCGAACCGCTTGTTATCAAGCAGAAAGAATTTGACGAATACGGAGAAATGGGAAGAGAAGTAATTGTTATCCCTCAGATATACAGCGATGAATTACAGAAATCTAAAATATACAACCCCGTTTCGTTGTTGTTCGCAAATGGTTACGTGTACGGAGAGAGTGCAGAGCCACGCTTGGCAGATAAGTACTATTTTGCGTTTGTAAACGACACCCAAAACGCCAAAGATACCAAAACAAGCCTTTACAACCTATCGAACTGCAAAAGCCTTGTAATCAATAACCGACTATCATTAATTGAGCTTACTCCGTTCGCTTACGGTATTGCACCTACCCAGCCGATGCAGCTACAGACGTTAACAGTATATCCCAACGTGGACGCGCCGACGTTTTCTGTTGATTTTAACTCCCCTGTTTTGCGGTTCTATCGTGGTAACTACCCGCAAGGGATAACGATTTTTGAACGGTATTGGAAACGCTATCTATTAGACCGTTACAACCAAAACACAAAAATATTTACGGGTTATTTCTTGTTGCCAGAATACTTTTTAAGTCGTAATCTACTAAGAGAGTTTTTTTATTTCCAAAATCAATTTTGGGTTATAAACAAGGCAGAAATAAGAGACGTAACTAAACACGAACCGATAAAACTGGAACTTGTATCGGTCAACAACCGAGAAAACTATTACAACGGATTAGATATAGGTTATAGTGACGTTTCACTTGGCGTTAAATTAACTGTCCTTGATGATTATACTTTGCAACCCGTTGCTGGTGCATCCATTAAAATCGGAACGACAACCAAGTTAACTGGAGAAGACGGCGTGGTATATTTCGACCTTGAGCCTGGAACTGTCAGCTATTCCGTTTCCAAATCAGGTTACACGACACGCACTGGTAATGCCGTAATCGAGAACGGCGAAGAGGAAATCACCGTAAGAATTAAGATAGGCTTAATGTACAGCGATCAAATAACATCGTATATTGCTGGCGGTTTTATCCCCGTTGCTTCGGCTTCGGAACTTAACGCACTGCGCAACACTGGCAGCCGTGTTATGGGTGCTGGAACGATTTGGGAAGGGACTTATAACACTGGTCTCGATAAGAATTACATCCAAGTGCAACACTTAGACCTGCAAGAGTATCAATCGGGTGAAGGCTGGCAGCGTATAGGTGAGATTAATACTCCATACACTGGACGATATATCGGAAACAACCTAACAATCAATAATCTATACCAATCATCATCTACTATAGTCGGGTTGTTCTGCAAGACAAAAAATGCCAAACTGGAGAATATTATAATAGTCAATCCGAATGTTTCAACTAACAGCAACTTCGCTTCGGCACTGTGCGCCGTTGCTTCGTCGCCTGATAACAATGGTTATATTGCGCAATGCCACATTGTCGGCGGTCAGATTAACGGTAAGGATAGGGTTGGCGGACTTGTTGGATTAAATGGAGATAAAGTAGAAACTGGAATTAAAATCATTAATTGCACTTGCAGCGCAACTATTACGGCAACCGAAACATACGCTGGCGGAATAGCTGGTTATTGTTACGGAAGTTATTCGGAAATTTCGCAATGCCGTTTCAATGGCACACTTCGCAACCCTCGTACGGATAACAATACGTTCAATTGTTATGGAGGCATTGTAGGTTTTGCGGCCGCTGGTGCTAATATCACTAAGTGTAAGTTTGACGGCACGATTGAAATTAAGCGCCAACGAGCAATAGGAGGAATTGTTGGGGCTGGAGACGGAATATTAATAATATCAGAGTGTGAATCGTCTGGAACTGTTATCGGAAATAATTCTGTTTGCGGTATTATTGGAGCACAAGACGCTGGCACGCTTACAATATCTAACTGTATCAATAAGTCAACAGTCATTGCCGATTGTCAATATAATACCTTCAACCTGCCCCCATGGAAGGCTGCTGGAATATCGAGTTATTTCTCAAGCTCCAACCGAACAGTTATCAACACGCTATCAATCGGTCAAGTTACATCAATCAACACACCTTCATCGCCCTTGCCTGTACTCAACTCGTTCAATAATTATAATTACAATAATATTACAGATTGTTATTATTGCAGCGAGTTAACAGGGCAAACGACTGGAATACAAGGTACTAACAAGACAGTGGCACAACTCAAAGCCGACCCGATAGGTTCAGGAATATTTGCCAATTGGTCAACTGGGATATGGACTAAGGACGAAAACAATATGCCAAAGCTGCGAAACATACCGAATTTCCCAACGTTTTAATTAATAACAACGAGAAAAATACTATAACAATGGCAGAAGAACGAAAAATAATATTAACAGTCGAGACGGTCAACGCTGCGAAGTCGGTTGCTGAACTCCAAAAGATACTTAAAAGTGCAAAGGATGAATTAATTGCCACAAAAGAAGGATCGAAGGAATATCAGAACGCCTTGACCGTTGCAGCAGCTGCGAGCGATAAACTTGCATTAGCTAACAAAGCTGTTAAAGACTCTACACCAACAACCACCATTAAAGAGCTAAAAAGAGAGTTATTAGAAGCAAAAAGTGCAATGTTAGCTGCTAAAGAAGGTTCAGAAGAATATAACGCAGCACTTGCACGAGCATCAGAAGCAAGCAACAAGTTAAAACGTGCTTCGGAATCAATTAAGATAATGGAAGGGAGTGCCGTCGGTTCAGCTTTTACAGCAGCGAGCAAAGGGCTTGGCGAACTTGTCAACGGCTTTGGAGCGCTTACAGCATCAATGCAGATTTTTGGCGTCGAAAACGAGGGCGTTCTCGAAGGAATGCAAAAGCTGCAACAACTAACAGCCATCGCCAACGGTCTGAAAGGTCTGCCCGAGATGGGGAAACATTTCAGGCTCATGGGAGTGGCTATTAAACAAGCAGCATCAGGGACTTGGCTGGCTACCGCTGCGCAAAAAGCTTATAACCTTGCCATGTCGATGAGTCCTATCGGCTTAATCATTACGGGCGTCGTTGCGTTAACAGGTGCGCTTGCTGGGTTGTGGGCATTGTTAGGCAAAAGCAACGATGAACAGGAGCGCCAAAATAGATTAATGGACGAATTTCGGGAAAAACAGGCCAAAATAAGAGACGACGCTGAATTTGAAATCCGACTTAACAAGGCAAAGGGAGCGAGCGAACGTGAATTATACGAACAAAAAAAACAAATGATAAATGCCGAAATCGAACGTAACAAAGTCGAAATCGAGCGTGTAATGTCGTTAAAAAAGCGTGGAGAAAAAGAAGAGGAATATCTTAAGGACCTTAGAGAAAAAAATGCTGAATTGTACAACAGTCTCAAAAATCTACATAGGGAATACATAATCTATATGGCCGAACAGGACACAAAAAAACGTCAAGAAGAAGAACAAGAAAGACAAAGACAATTAGAAGAAAATAAAAAAGAAGCAGAACGTAAAGCCAAAGAAAAAATAGAAGCAGAACGAAAAGCTAAAGAGGAATCTGAACGTATAAGACAAGAAGAACAAAAAGAGATTGAAAAAATAAATGAATCTATAAGACAAAAACAGTTAACAGAACTTGACAAACTACAAGAAAAATATGAAAAGGAAAAGACGTTGTTTGAGAAATATAATAGAGATATTACAGAATTGACGAAGCAATACGAGAATGAAAGAAGAGAAATAGAAATCAAGGCAGCAGAGGAAGCAGAACAGGCACGAATCGAATATCAAAAGCGTGCCAATGAAGCCATATTGAAATTAATTGATGAGCATTGGGCTCAAGTGTCGCTCAAAAACTTAGAAGCGTACAACAATCAAGAAATATCCCTTATTGAATTCAACAGCCGTGAAAAAGCCGCCAAAATCGCACATCTTGAATCATTGCTCGAATCGGGCAAGCTATCAGCAGAACAGGAACTGCAGACGCAAATACAATTGTCCCAAGAAAAACGGCAATTATTAGAAGCAGAGCTTGACCACCGTCGCCAAATCGTGTCAGCAATTGCATCATTGTCCGATATTGCTGCCGAAATAGCTGGTAAGGAGACAGCAGCCGGAAAAGCGTTAGCTATTGCAGCGACAACGATTAGCACATATCAAGCAGCACAACAGGGCTATTTGTCGGCTTTCATGCCCGTGCCGACTGCTGCATCTCCAGCGTTGGGAGCGCTCAATGTTGCAGCAGCCATAGCCGTCGGTCTTAAAAATGTCCGTCAAATCATGCAGACGAAAGTGCCGAATGCAAAAGGAGGCTCAAGCGCTGGCGGTGGTGCAATGGGTGGAATATCAACACCGGCACCGCCACGTGTGCCAACAGCCCCAAATATACCTCAATCAATGCAGCCGATTAGAAACGTCCAAACCGAAACCGAAATAGATATGAGTAAGCAACCTATTAAGGCTTATGTAGTGGAAACAGAATTGCGCCAGGTCCAGAGCAAGAGTCAAAAAACAGAAAAGGAAGCGACGCTTTAAAAGACGATGTAACAAATGTTGTTCAGCTTTATAGACTGGGAACGGTTATTGAAGGTTATCGAGCTGGGGCAATTACTTTCTTTTTTTTTCCCACAAATACCACCTTTTTTCCCCTCAAACTAAACCTAAAGTTACACATGAGCCCGTGTATTTTGACTTTGAAATTTTTTAATGTAAAAATAAACATATTAACATATTTAGATGTATATTTGTAAAAAGCAACAATTTGACTTTGAAATTTTTTAATGTAAAAATAAACATATTAACATATTTAGATGTATATTTGTAAAAAGCAACAAAAGGCATAGTTATGAAAATACCTATTTTTTACTTGGAAATAGACGAAACAACGGAAACAGGCGTAGAAAAAATCAGCCTTGTGGAACGTCCAGCCGTTGAAATCGACTTTTTAAAGTTTAGCAAGTCGCAACGATTCAAATACGAAATAACCGACACCGACAAACGGGAAGTCTTTGGCGTTGTTATGTTACCAGATGTTCCGATATACCGAGACACACCGCACTTCGGAGAACACTATGTAGTGTTCACACGGGAGACAATCAAAAAGATAGCACAGCGTTTTTTCGAACTTTACGGCGCAAAATCAGTTAACCTGGACCACAGCACCGACACCGACGATGTTACTATCTATGAAAGCTACATAGTCGAAAAAGAACGTGGTAAGCTGCCACCGTTAGCGTTTTCTGATGTTACGGACGGCACGTGGTTGGCGTCTATGAAAATAAACAACGACGAACTTTGGCAGAAGATAAAAAAAGGAGAATTTAACGGCTTTTCTGTAGAAGGGTTATTCACCTACGGGAAAACATTAAATAACAACAATCAATTTAAAAAAAGGGAGACTAAAAACATGAATGAAACAAGAAAAATGGCGTTTAACATTAAACGTTCCGTTGCAAAGATGTTGTATCGCTTCGCCGAAGCGGTTGCAGCCGATGGTACTGTATTAATGTGGGAAGATGAGACTACTCCAGTCGTTGGTACTCAAATAAGTACTTACGATGCAAATGGTGAGGTTATACCGGCACCAGCTGGAAAATACGTTGTTAACGGCGTGACTTGGGTAATCGACGAAAATGGAAAAATCGTTGAAATTATCTATGGAGACGCAACAGCACAACAAACTGAACAGCCGAACGAATACAACGAAGCACAACAGCAAGCAATGAGCGTTCAAATGATGGCTTTCGCCACTGTTATTGATAAAATGGCAAAAACAATTGACGAAATTGCAAAACGTGTTGACAAACTGGAAAAATCACCGTTGGCAAATCCGGAAAAACATACAACTCCACCAAGCGAAGCAAACAGAAATCCATTTTCTGGAATGTTTAAAAAATAACTTATAACAACAATCAACAATTTAAAATCTACTACAATGGGAAAGGATGTAAGAGAAAAAATCGAAAAAATACGACTTGAATTTGAAAACAATGTCGTGATGGACAACCTGAATAAATACGTGGAAGAACGAAAAATGCCATTAATTGCAAAAGCGATTATTGAAGGCAAAACCGCTAAGTATCTACGTAAGCAATTCGGGGTTAAGGACAGCGCAACACTAAACTTGTTAACTGGAAACACCCATCTGCAAGACGGGAAAAATTGTGAATGGACGCCCGGTGGTGAAAATACATTCTCACAACGCAAACTTGAAACCGCACTTATTAAGGTGCAAAAGAAATTTTGCGATAAAGACTTTTGGCAATACTACATGAATTACATGGTGGAAGCTGCCGCAACGGGTCGAGAATTGCCATTTGAAGAAGAACTTTTGGAATATGAGCTTGCACTCATCCAAGAAGCCAACGAAAAATTGATTTGGCAGGGGAACAAAGATTCAGCCGATGAAAATCTAAACAAAATCGATGGATTAATTAAGCTGATTAATTTGTCTTCTTATACCAACGCAAACCTGAGCGACTTCGAAGAGATTACAGAAACTAACGTTATAGACGTAATGAGAGACGTGTATAACGCAATACCAGAAAGTTTAATAGGTAAAATTAAATATTTCTTCACTTCGTCCGAAATCTTTAGAAAATACAAGGCTGCTATAACATCGAGCAACTTGTATCACTATGACCCAAAAGAATACAGCTCCGACGAAATGCCAGTTATCGGAACCGAAGTTACTTTGGTTCGTATTCCAGGGCTTACAGGCGTTAACAATCGTGTTTTCGCTGCCCTGTGGGACCAGGAGGTATTTTTGGGGACGGATATGTTAAGCGATTCTGAAACGATTGATTTTTGGTACAGCCGTGACAATCGCCAGCATCGTATGGAAGTAGGATATAATATCGGGGTTCAATTTGCTTTCCCCGAAAATATAGTAGCTTGGACACCTGCATCTACTATATATCCATTGTTAACAACTCCTGCCGACAATGGTACCACTAACAAGCTAACAGGCTTCGGAAGAAATAGAACAGCCGTTGTTAACGTTGCCAATAACACCGCATCAGTTGTGTTGACAATTAATAAGCGTGAAATGCAGTTATTGGCAAAAGACGGCGAACACGCAAGTTTTGTAACTTTGGGAGGTACTTCAACAGCCGCCACTGTTACAATCAACACCAACGCAATTAAGGCGACTGGAGGAACGTACAATTTTCAAATCGTTGTTAGCGAAATCGGTTATAAGACAATGCGATACAATGTTTCAGTAATCGTTGCAGCACCGTAATTTAAAAACTGACGCACTATGACTTGCAATTTTAGTTTATCCGGAACGAAAAGGGATTGTAAAAACTCCCTTGGCGGGGTGCGTGAAATATACCTCGCCATTAGAGGCGTGGATGTTGCACCCCAGAATATAACAGTTAACGAAACAACGGGCAAAGTTACCGCCATAACAATGGAAACAGGTAAGCTGTTCCAAACCTATCAGCTTCGTGACAACGTGGCCAACATGACAACCAGCGTTAACACGTCTAACGAAGCGGGGACAACTTATTACGAAACAACCGTTACTTTTTCCATTGCGAAGCTAACAGCCGAAAAACGTATGGAGCTGCATAATATCGCACGTGCTGAACTTGTTGTTATCGTTCGAGATAGAATGAACCGTTACTGGCTAATAGGCAAAGAAAACGCTGCCTATCTATCAGCTGGAGCGATTAACACAGGTACTAACATGGCCGACGCAAATCAAATAGAATTTACTTTGATGTGCCAAGAATCGGAACCGCCGCGCGAAATTGTAGATTCGATTTTGCCCAATGTTATCGACACTAACATGAGTTATCCAATTCCGACACCTTGACGGGTATTGCTATAACCCTATTTAGGGTTACTCAACTATGGGCGGGTAAAAAAACCGCCCTTTGTTTTTAAATTTTGTCGAATTTTGCAAAAAATGTTGTATATTTACAGCACCACAGGACAATTTCCCAGAAATTGTTACCTAAAATCCTAATTTGTTTTTCCATGGCTTTGGGCGGTTTATTTTAAGCCGCCCTTTGTTTTTTTAAAAAATTCTTGTATTTGTAACCAAATTACACTAAATTGCGTTAAATTTGCTAAAAAACACAGCAAAATGACAATCAATTTGCAAACAGGCTTAAACGACTTAAAAATTTACCCAGAACGCTTTGATGGTATGGAATACGTCCTAAAACTTGTCCATGTACAATCTAACGACGCAGCGACTTGCGTATGCGATGTTTCGGCAGAGTGGAATTATATCGCTATACAGCTGGAAGTAACCGAAACGCCAACAACAGAACGCAATAAGATACACCTAAGACGCACAGGGGAGTATATCTATTCGCTAACCAGCACAGCCAACAATTTAGTTTGCAAGGTCGGGCGGGCGGTTCTAAATGCTCAAAACGAACCGAAAAAACAGTACGAACGAAATTCTAACAATAAAATAGTCTATGGAAAATAACAACGAACATAAAACGATACCGATTGAAGTCTTCTCCCTTGAGTTTGCGGAAATCCCCGAACCAAAGGAAGTTAAGACTCGAAGCCGTGACTATATCAGCTGGGGAGAAAATAACGATTATCCAGAATTTCTAAAGAAATTATATGATAATTCGGCAACTCATCAAACAATTATTGATGGGATAGTCGGATATGTTATAGGTCGTGGCGTTAAAAGCCAAAATCCACAGCTAACGGAGTTTTTCTCCCGTGTCAACCGGTACGGGCATACGATTAACGACGTTTGCGAGCTTTTGGCGCTCGATATCGAAATTTTCGGCGGTTGTGCCGTCCTTGTAATCAATTCGGTTGCAGGCGGTTTGTCGGAAATTTATCACCTCGATATGGCGCGAGTCAGAATAAACGAATTTGAAAACCGCGTTTATTTCTCGAAATCGTGGAAATCATACATGAAGGAAGGAGAAATTAAACAATATCCTGAATTTCTTTCAGCCGAAGCAATCGGCGCCCCGTCGTCGGTCTATTATTTCAAAGGCAACAAAACACGTGGTTATTATCCAGTGCCGGGCTACAACGGGGCTTTGAAAGCTATACAAGTGGATTGCCATATCATAGAAACACACTTGAATGATGTTGAAAACGGTTTCACACCGAACACAATCATCAATTTCAACAACGGTCAACCAAAAACTGAAGAAATCAAAAAAGAAATAGAAGACACAATTAAACGTAAATTTTCTGGGCGAAATGGGGCAAAAATAATGTTAGTTTTTAACAACGGTAAAGAAAACGCCGCAACCATTGATAAGATAGAAAGCGACGACACAAACGAAAAATTTATTTCGTTACGAAAAAATATAAAAGATGAAATATTCACGGCGCACCGTGTAACGTCTCCAGCACTGTTCGGGGTTAAAATGGAAGGCACTGGATTTTCCAAAACGGAATATTTCGAGGCCTTTAAGATTTTTAACGAAACCGTTATCAAACGCAAGCAAAAAACGCTTATAACGATACTAACGCAAATTTTCGAAAGATATTATCAAAATCCAACGTTAACGATCGAACATTTTAAAATTGAAACCGATGAGTTACAATAACGTACAACTAATATCGACCCAAACAATTAAAGAGTTTTCCTTTGTCGATGACAATTTGAGCGAGAAACAAATTTCGGCAGCGATTGACCTTGTGCAAGATATACATTTAACCGGTGCGCTCGGCCTTGAGCTTATGGACCGAATAAAACGGGAAGTATTCGAGAATAATGTTTCGGACGATGTAAAAACGTTGATAGAAGAACATATCCAAAAAGTTTTGATTTTTGGGGTGCTTGCAGAGCTACAGGTGCCACTTGCTTACAAAATACGCAATATCGGAGTGACGCAAGCGAGCGATGCGAATGTTGCACCTATCGGAATCAAGGATATAGAGCTAAACGTTAACCACTATAAGAATATAATGTTTAGTTACATTGATGCCATGAAGATGTATATTTGCAACAACGCAAGTAAGTTTCCGGAATTATTTAATAATGCTCATAATAACCGAAAGTCAGACAATAATTTTAATAGCCCTATAGTTTTATGATTATAAATAAAATCAAAGATATTATCCAGCAAGATAAACGAATCGCTGCCGTTTACGTTGGCGACGTGCTGCGGAATAACGAAGCTAACAAGCGTTTTCCGTGCGTTAACATAGACTTGGACGGCGCAACGATAGATGGTTACGACGTAAAAACAAATTTCATGTTTCATGTTATTGACCAAACGGCAGACGATAGAAGCAACGAAACGCAAATACAAATTGATTGCATAATGTTATTAAAAGAGATATTTTCAAATCTTATAAACAACGGCATATCAATCGAGCTACCAGCAACTTGCACAACATTTTCGCACCGTTTCGCCGACCAGTGCGCCGGTGCTTATTGTGAGATAATAATTAACGATAATAATTGCATAGAACTATGAAAGAGATAAAAAAATATTACGGACACGGGGCTCTGCTGCCACAACAATACGACGGCAGCTAAAGCGAAGGATATAAACAAGTAGTTAGCCCAGATGTAGAACGAGACCCTTACATTAAGGCTAACAAATTTGGGCACGTCGGTTAACTCTATCAATTATTTCTTATCTTTGTATGAAGTCGAAAGGAAATAAAAATATGTGCGAAATTATGAACGGGTGCAGTGCGGTAGAGGATATAAAAGAAATAAGGCAGGCAATTACTAAAATACAAGATGCACTTGTTGGGAACGAATATCACCAAGTCGGTGCATTAGATAGAATTACGGACCTGGAAGCAAAAATAGAAGCGATAACAACGAAGCTTGACAGATTGAAATACATTGCTTTCGGTTATGCAATGGGTGGCACTGGGATAGGTATCGCTATTTCTAAAATAATTAATTCAATATTATAACAATGTTTATATCAACAGCCAAACGTCTATGGTTAAGTAATAACTTCACGCTGTGGGAGTTTTTAAGGACTTTTCACGGCGACTTAATCGAGAAACAGTTACAAATACCACTCGAATATATTAATAACTTGCAACGTCTATGCGTTAACGTATTGCAACCCGTTCGAAATAATTTCGGGGCGGTTGAAATTACAAGCGGTTATCGTTGCGAAGAGCTAAACAATCGTGTTGGCGGTTCTCCAACAAGCGACCACTTGAAAGGCCTTGCGGCCGATTTTCGTTGTCAGAATATTGAGGCAGCATTTGAATTTATAAAAAACAATTTGGAATTTAAACAATTAATCGACGAAAACGGCCTTTCTTGGATTCATGTTTCTTTCGAGGCAGGGAATAACAAAAAGCAAGTTTTTAAAATCTAAATATAAAACTATGTGCGTACCTATTGAAAAATTACAAAACGGGGATATTCTCATTTGCTCAAGCAATGGGATACTTGGGCGTATGATTAAGCTTGCGACACGCTCAACTGTTAACCATGTTGCCATGGTAATTGACGTTTCTGGCGTCAAAATGGTAATTGACAGCCAAAGCAACGGGACCAACGTGAAAACTTTCGAAAACTGGAAAAAAGAATATGGTTACAAATACGTAGCTTACAGATATAAGCAAGCAACACCAGAATGGGGAAAAAAGATACGAGCTAAAGCATTGTCTAAGACAGGTGTTACGGGATACGACTTCGCAAGCCTTATAATCTATCAACCGTTATATCTTATAACTGGCAAGTGGATAGGGCTAAAAGAAGAAAAAGCCGGAAATCGTATGTATTGCAGCGAATTTGTCGCTTGGGTTTTCGACTTCCCACGCTGGTGGACGTATTCACCCAAAGATGTTGAAAATTTTCTATCCGATAACGAATATTATGAAAAAATATCGTAAATTAGCCGTGTAGGTTTTTTGTGGTTACCTGATTTGGTTTGTCCCTCCTGTGTCGAGTACATGGGGGGGTTTTTTTATTTAGACTGAAAATAAATTACAAATATTTTAAAAATATTTGCAAAAAAACTTGACAACAGCAAAAAAATGTTGTATATTTGTATTAGATAATTGAAACAAACAAACCTAAGTTTAACTATTAA